AAAGAAACTCTTTTTAATTTATCTAGCACCCTTTTTGCACTATCTATATTGTCTCCATTTATTATTTTTTTGAATTCAGCTTTATCACTATGTGTAATCAAAAAACTTCTATTAATTAGATTTTCGATAGTTTTAATATTATCTGAAGATAATACTTTAGCTAACATGTTAAATTTCTGTTATATATATATATATATAATTTATTTTACAAAAAAGTTAATTTTCTGAATAAAGCAAAGATGTCAATAAAATTATTTAGAACTATCTAAAACTATATTTTTATACAAAAGCGTAATAGATATCATTAATAAACTATATCGTATTAATATAAATGACTGGAGGTATTTTACAGTTAGGTGCATATAGTGCTCAAGATGTCTATTTGACACATGATCCAGAAATTACTTATTTTAAAAAAGTATTTAGAAGAAATGTTAATTTTTCTATGGAAACATTAGAATATAAATTATCACAATCACCTAAATTTGGATCGACTCAACAAATTATTATTCCAAAAGGAGCTGACTTATTACATAAAATGTATTTGAAAATTGTTGTTCCAGCTGTTGTATTGCCAGAAAATGGAGAGTTTGCATGGGTGAAACATTTGGGCCATCACATAATAGAAAATATTGAATTAATGATTGGTAATAATGTGATAGAAGAACATAATGATATCTACTTCGATATTAGATATCATTTGCTAGAACAAATAGAAAAAAAAACAGGGTATCTCGAAAATATTGGACATGTTGATCAATTGATATCTTACAATAATTTAAACAAACCAGAATATACTATCTTCCTTCCTCTTAACTTTTGGTTTAATAGAAATGTTGGAAATGCATATCCATTAATATCAATAACATATTCTGATTTAACTGTACGTATCAAGTTTTCTGAAATAAATAATTTAGTGATCCGAAATCAAAATATATCTAATAGTTTTTTAAATCAATTAGATATTTCAGAAATATCTATTGTTTCTGATAATATTTATCTTGATGTAACAGAAAGAGAAAGGTTCAATAATTTACAAGTTGCAGAATATTTAGTTGATAAAATTAATTTCAATAAACAAGAATCATTTCAAAAAAATCAATATTCTACTTTATTAGATCATGATTATCCTGTGAAAGAAATGTTTTGGGTAATCAAAAATGGAAACTGGAATAATAAAACATTTATTGTCTACACTCATTTAGATAACTGGGATAATACAATTAACTTAGCTGCTAATAAAATATTAGAAAGAAGTATTTATTTATCAGATAATCCATTTCCTGATTTACCAACACCTGATAACTGGATTGAGATAATACCTGGAACAGTTGTAACAATTAATAATTTCACTATTAATAATCAAAGTACTACTGATATTTTTTATATCAATACGAAATCTTTGTTATTGCCTAACGAAACTAATTTAATGAATCATATATCTGCCAATATAGAAATTACTACCAATAATCAAATCAATATTTCTAATATAGCAAACACTTTATCTATTCAAGATATTTCATATCCTGTTGAAAATATGATTGATTCGAGACTTGGTATTGAAATGTATTTTCAACCAAAAGCAACTCAATTACAAGATGTTTTAGTTAATATGAAAAATAATTATGGAACATATTTAGATGGGTCTGGAGATACTTTGAAAACAGCAGAACTTAGGTTTGATAATACAATTAGATTTGCTAAAAGGGACGCTGGTTTTTTCAGTTATTTACAATCACATCAAAACCATTCTGGTGTGTTTTTTAATGGCATTTATACCTACAGTTTCAGTGATCAACCAGAAATACTACAACCATCTGGAACATCTAATTTTTCACTGATAGAACATGTTAATTTTAATATTGAAACTAACCAAAATAACTTAACTGGAACTATGCATAGTGTAGAAACGTCTTTATTTATGTATACTCAATTTTACGATATTTTAAAAGTGTCAAATGGATTAGCAGGATTAATATACTCAAATTAAATTATATGACTCAACTATATTATAATGGCAGCAGGAATATTAGAAATAGCAGCTTATGGATCACAAGATATGTATTTAACAGGTGTTCCAGAAATTACTTTTTTTCAATTAATTTACAGAAGACATACTAAATTTTCTATCGATTCATTACCAGTTCCCTTTAATAATTCAGTTGGTTTTGGACTAGAATCGACTGCTATCATACCAAAGATCGGTGATTTGATCCACAAAACTTATTTAGAAGTAACTTTGCCAGAAATTAATTTAGTTAAAAAAGAAGTTAATGTTGATGTTATTAGTGCATTAGAATCAGCTGAAGAGAATTACCAAAAAGTTACTAATTTTATGTCTTTGAATAGGTTAGCATTTATAGAAGCAGAAAAAATATTTTTAGCAAGTAACACTACTATTGACTTAATGAAAAGTAAAATAACACAAGTTTACAATCAACAATCAGCAATAATTGACGACTTTTCCAATTTACCAGATAAATTATTTACATTTCAAGAAGTGTCATTAGTAGAAATATCAGACAATTATATTGGAGAAGATAAAGACGAATTGTTCCATCAATTAAAAATAGCTTTAGATAAATCTATCAAATTGCAAAATCAGTTTTACCAAAATATTGTAACACAACAAAAAATATTATCAGATCAAAGCAATAAGAATATTAAATTTGCATGGATTGAAAAAATAGGTCATTTTATTATCGATAAAATAGAAGTATTAATAAATGGAAAAGTTATTGATGAACAATATGGAGATTATCTAGAAGTTAATTACCAACTTTCTAATAACAAAGATTTAGATCATCAATATAATAAATTAATTGGAAATGTATCAGAATTAACTACTTTTGACAGATCCGTTAAACCAAGATATAAATTACAAATCCCTTTGAACTTTTGGTTTACTAAACATAATGGAATTGCTTTACCTATGGTTGCATTAGAACATAGTCAAGTCAGTATTCGTGTAAAATTTAAAAACTTGGAAGACCTTTCTTATTTAGAAAATAACACTGGTATATTTTTTAACAATGAAGAATTGCTACTTTCTGAAATATCGGATCAAGCAAATTTAAATATATCGGCTAATTTATTAATTGACACTATATTTTTAGATAGTATGGAAAGAAAAAGGTTTGCTAGAGTGAGTCATGAATACTTAATACCTCAAATTCAAAGATTAGAATTGTTAGATATAACTATCCCACAACAAAGTATTCAACTAAAAAGTTTTTCTGGTTTAATGAAAAAACTTATTTGGACAGGTCAGCAAAATAAATATATAGAAAATATATCAGGATACAATAAAAACCAATGGGATAATTACAGTAAGACTGATCAAGGAATAGAAAATCTTGTTGATTTTTCATCAATACAATTGGGTGATTTTACCAGAGTACCAAGATTACCAAGTAGTTATTATAATTATGTTACCCCGTTAGAATCTCATTATTCTACTCCATCAGATGGAATTAATTTATTATCGTTTGCAATTAACCCAGAATTGATTCAACCGAGTGGTCATCTTAATATTAGCAATATTCCTAGAAGTATATTAAATATAGAATTGGGTCAAATTATTACTCAAGATAATCCAGCAACTATTAGAATATATGTTGAATCAGTTAATATTTTACGTATTGTTAGTGGGACTGCTGGATTAAGTTTTAGTTAATTATATAAGATATAAAATATGACAGGCTCAGTTTTACAATTAGCAGCCAATGGATTAGACAATCTTTATATTAATCAAAACCCTGAAATAACTATTTTTAAATGGAATTATCGTCGACATACTCCATTTTCAAAAGAAGAGTTTGATATAATCGTTGCTAATAAAACTAAATTAGGATCAATCCATTCTATTATCATGCCACCTAATGGAGATTTATTGCACAAAACATATTTGAATATATTGCTTCCAAATGTTAATCCTAAATATAGAAATATTACTGTCAGTGAAGCATCTAAATTATTATTAGATAGTAATATCATTTGGCAACCAGCTACTCAATCAGCTCAAGAATTGTTAAACCGAGAGTCTTATGACGAGATACTAAGTATAATAGATCAAGTCAATATTCAATTATCACAAAGAGAAACTGATATAAATACTATTTTAAATCTTTTACCAGTTCCAACTAACAATGATACATTACAAGAATATGTTAATAGATTTTATAGTCAGTTTATTGCAACTACACAATTTTCGATTCCATATCTATTTTTGATCGCTGAATCAAACGATATTCAAACTGAAACTAGTTTAGTTAATTCAATTGAGATAAAAGATATTATATTAAAAAAGTTATTTGAATATGTTACTGGTGCATCTTTACCTGCTTTTGATCAATCATCATTTAACGATGAAAATATTTTATTTTTGTTTAATTTAGAAACAGCCAATTATTTTAATAATCAAAACACAGCAAGAATATTATTCACTACAACATTAAATAATTTATATCAAGACTTATCATTCCAAAACCTTGATGCTTTTAAAATATTTGAGAAACGTCTTAATGAAAATGAAAATAATGTCAACTTTGATATTGATATTGTTAAAAATGATTTACTCAACGTTATCAGAAGTAATTTATTGTCTAACCCAATCAAATTAAATTTAGTTTATTCATCACTTAACACTGATAATCAATTATTATATTATCGAACAGCTAATCAATCTCTTTGGCAAAATTCTGGAACTTTACTAAATGCATTATCATCTTCTTTATTTTCAAATCCTCAATACTATTCTGATTATGTCGATAAACTAACCGATGATTTTGATAAAAAACAAAAAGGAAACATAAGAAATATATCTATCCAACCTTACTTGAGCAATATTAATTTAATTAGTTTATTAAATCTAAATGCAAATAATTGGTTACAAACAGAACTAAATAATAAATATAACACAATTCCTCCAGGGTTCTCGAATACATATCTATTAAATTATATAGCATTTACTACATTAACAGATATACCAATTGCTATTACAAGATATTTAAATGATATAGAATCAAGTAATATTTCTCAGTTTAGTTCTTTCTTAAATGCTTTAACTATTTTAAAAAATAATTTACTGACTGAGATATCTACTATACTATCAAGAGATGTTATTTTCGAAACCCAAGAAACATTAATCACCAATAAATCAAACCCATCAGATTTTTTATTGACAGCTGCTTTCAACAAGACAAATATTATTGAATACAACAATATTAAATATAATTTAATGCAATATATCAAAGTTAGATATCTTGAACTGATCACTTCAAATAACTACAATACACAATTAGACCATATCGTTAATCAATTTTATACACCAATCAATAACTTACCAACATTACAAAATTATTTATTATCGCAATTTAATTTAGGATCTGGAAATTACACAATTAATAAAAATAACTTGCCCATTTTATCAAATGCTATTTCTTCTATCTGGAACAGTTTATTAAGTAATCTTATTATCGATTATAATGATTTATACAAAAATATACTAGATTCAGAAATGTTTGGATCTGAAATGAAATTATATACTGATACAATAACTGCTAACTTTTCAGTAAATGATAATTACTGGAGTTATGATGATTCAAACTTATTAAATATAAATTCTTATTTATCCAATATCAATATGACTTTGCAAAACCAGCTAACTAATTATGATACCAATAAATCATTTTTAGATTTTGTCAATGTAACATTAAATAGACCCAATTTCTTTTACCAATCTTTCAATATTACACTAACAGAGTATTTCAATAATATCAGTAATCCTAGTAATAACACTAATATTATAGCTATTGAAAATGGTTTAGTAAATCAGTTTCAATCAGTAATTGACTTATATACAAACACAATATCCAGTAACTACAATAATTTAATAAACACTACAACAAATCCTTTTAATATTACTATTGCACCTAATAAACATCAGTTATGGATTGATATTAGAACATCTGCATTCGTAGCAGCTCCACAAATAACATTATTTAATAATTTATTTAACCCTTTATTTACACCTCAAATATTATTTCAAGACAAACAAAATATTGACCAAAAATATCAAGGTTTGTCAAGTAATTTCGAAGTGCTTCGATATATGACAGATCAACTACTTGAAAATACTATTTTAGAAGACGTTATTAATTTTGATAGCAATACTGCTTTTGCTAGATTTTCAGATATTAATAATTTTTATAGAGATGAGTTGAATCAAATAAGTTCTCGAGAAGTAAAACTTAATAAATTAGAAAATACTTTAATGGAAACATTGCAAGCTGGGTCCTCTGCTAACTTTGCATGGAAAGATAAGATAGGTTTGAAAATAATAGATTATCTTGAATTATCATTGGGTGATCAAATAATTGACCGTCAAACTGGTGACAGTATGTTTTTATATCAACAACTCTATCAAAAAGAAAATAAAAAACTTGCATATAATAAATTAATAGGATCTGTGCCAGAACTAACTCAGATTAATAAAAATAATAAACCAGAATATTTATTGAGAATCCCTTTAGAATTTTGGTTTTGTGATAATATTAGCGGATCGGTTCCAATGTTTGCATTGCCACATAGTAATCTTAAGATTAAGATTGCTCTCAAAAAATTAAAAGAAGTAAGTTTTTCAGATACATTAATAAAATATGATACTATCCCTAAAGTAAATATTAGTTTAACATCTGAATATATTTATTTAGCTCAAATGGAACGTAAATATATGGCAACTAATAGATTAACTTATGTAATTACTGCATGGCATTTTAATGGATCTGAAATATTTAGTGAAAAAGATTTAGAAGATGATGAAAGTATCGAAGCCAATCTAAATGTTTTCAAGCAAAGATTAGAATTAGATCATAATATTAAAGAATTGTTTTGGACATTAAAAGAGATCGGAAATGAAGATCTGGTAGAAGATAATATATCTGGAGCAAGTATAGAATTTTTTGGAAGAGCTAGAGAACAATTGAAACCAGGCAATTATTATAATTATGTTAAGCCATTGGAAGCAGGATTATCATCACCTGATTTAGGAACTTATTATTATTCTTTTTCTATTTACCCTGGTAATCCCCAACCATCAGGTTCTTGTAATTTTAGTAAAATAGATGATGCATTTTTAATCAATCATTTAAAGCCAGAAGTAGTCGCTAAAATTAAATCAGGCATTAAATACCGTTTGATATGTTATGCTAAATACTATAACATCTTAGTAATTATGAGTGGTATGGGTGCTACTTTGTTTTAATTAATATATTGTTTATAATATACCAAAATGGGATCTGGGAATTTACAAATAGCTGCTATAGGAGAAAGAGATTTATACCTGACATCGAATCCACAAGTCACATATTTTAAACAAATATATCGCCGTTTTACTAATTTTTCTTTAGAAGTAGTAAAACAAACATTCATTAGCAAACTAGATTTTGGAAAGAAAGCATCTGTAGTTATAGCACGTAATGCAGATTTGATTAAAAATATTACTTTAGTAATTGATCTTCCAGAAATACCCACTTTTAGAGATGACAACGGGGAAAATGATTTAATTGCTAAGTTTAGATGGGTACAAAAAATAGGATATCAAATAATTGATTTTGTTGAAATAGAAATAGGAAATGAAATAATAGATAAACATTTTGGAGACTGGTTGAATATTTATGATCAGTTAACAAATCCCAAAAGCAAACAGATTGATGATATTTTAGGTAATATTAAAGAAATGACAGATCTAAGTAACGGAAAAAAAAATTATCGTTTGTATATTCCATTACAGTTTTGGTTCAATCGATCTCCTGGACTTTCATTGCCTATTTGTTGTTTGCAATATAATACGATCAAAGTTAATGTATCTTTAAATGATTTGCAAAAATGTTACGTGGTTTCACCAACACATTACATTGAAATAGATAATGACTTTGTCAATTTCTCACCATATGAAATATTGAAGCAAAATATTAATGGAGTTATTTCATATGCAGAATATATTTATTTTGATATAACATTGAGAAGATTATACATATCTCGTATTAACAATGTTTCTTTCTCTTCTGTACAAGTAAGTAATCTATCAGATATCCCGACAGAATCAGCACAAGACGATATTTTATATCAAAAAGACAGCAGTAATAATTTTGTCAACCAATCTTTTTTTATTATTGGTGAAGAAAGCAGTTTTAGAGCTATGCCAAAAATTAATTCTAATGAACGTGTTTATGCTAACAATAGTATTAATTTTAATACTATTCGTATTGACGATGCTTTTTTACTAGTAGAATATATTTATCTCAGTTCTGATGAAAGAAAATTATTTCAAAAAAAAACACATGAATATTTAATTGAACAAGTTGTTTATAACGGAGAACAAATTATTGATGGAAATAATCAAACATTTAATATTGGATTCACTAAATCATGCAAAGAATTAATTTGGGTAACACAATTATCAGAAGCGAAAAGATTAAGGAACAATCAGTATTTTAATTATACTAATTCATTAATAAAAGAAACAGGTAATAATATTATCGAGAATGAAACAATATTATATAATGGAAGGGAAAGAATTTCTGAAAGAGAATCTAGATATTATGATACTTTGCAACATTATCAATATCACAAAGGTTTCAATGATTCTTTCATTAATTCATTTAGTTTTAGTTTGTTTCCAGAAGATAAACAGCCATCGGGCTCATCTAACTTAAGTAAGATTGAAAATATTGCTTTATTACTGAATGTAAATCCAGAGATATCATCTTCCAACACAGCTATTCTAAGAGTTTATGCTATTATTAACAACATATTTAAAATAGAAGCTGGAATCAGTGGTTTAGTATTTGCTAGTGACACACAGTTGTGATTTATGGGAGCGGTAAATAAACATATTTCTTCTTAATTATACTGATACGACCTTTAATGTCGAAAGATTCTCCGCTTTTTTTATAATTTTCCAATATATCTTTTACTTTTTTTCTTTTTTCTGTGAGTAGATCTGTTTTATTAGCTACTTTGTATATTTCTTCGCTAACTTTTTCGTATTGTTGTCTTGATAATTTTTTCTTTTTAAATTCTTCTAATAAAGAACACATTGTCGAACTTGCTGTTTTAATTGCTATGTTAATTCCTTCAATTGCAACTAAATCAATACTACTGAGAACAATACCATTATCGTTTAACATGGAAATGCTGCTGTCTAATATTTTAGACATATTATTATTCATATCATTAGAACAAGAGCTGTAATAAGAAGATATTTTATTAATTTGATCTTCTACATATTGTTTATTATATGTTTGATCATAATTATCATATGACATATCATTAGGCATTGCTACATTGACATTTGTTCTTTTTGGTGAATATTGTAATAATTTATATATATTAGTTACTTTTTGCTTTCTTCTTTTTCTAAGTATGTATGGTAGTACATAACTATTATTCAAGTGTTCTACTAGTAAATTTTCTTTTGAAGAAGTCATATTTTTATTTTTTGGATCAAGTACGTTATTTATAGTGTCTTTATTTTTTTTAAATTCGTCAAAAATATTCTTCATGGCTTCATCGGTCAACGGTATTTTCTTACCATCGATAATTTCTTTAATTTTTTTAATTTTTTTGTCTAGTTTGACTTTAACATTTGGGTTTAAATTTATATCGGGATTTTTGTGCGCGGTGTTACTAATAAGTTTTTCCTTTTCATCCTTTGTAAAATATTGAGGATCATTGTTAACAGTTATGATTTTTTCACTTTTACTAAACATTCCAGTAAATTTTCTTACAAAATTGTCGAAATTAAAATCAGATTTTAACAATTTTTCAATTTCAACCTCTTTTTTGATACCGAGTGTGTTTTCTTTTTTTTTACTCAAAGACAAACTACCGTTGTTAATACGTAATTCATAAAGTATGCTATTATACTTAGCAAGATTATACAAGCTCATATAATCCATGCCTAGAGTGGTTTCGTAATCTAAAGATATATTATATTTTATAGATTTGCCAGCTGCCTTATCAAATTCGTCTTCAATCATTTTTAAGAGATCACCATATTTTTTATTTTTTACGAAGTAATTCACTAAAATTATTTTACAAAAAATACCGATACTATCATCTCCTATATTTTTGGGAATTTCATAAGGAGTAAAATAAATCAATATCTGAAAAATAAAATAAATAAAATAGAAACTTTTATGCAATTCAGTTCTGGCATCGTCTTCAGATTTAGCCATAGTTTCAGTTTCAGTTTTAGCTTTAGCTTTGGGTTTGGGTTTGGGTTTGGGTTTGGGTGTATTTTTACTTTTTTTTTCAGGATCATAAGACTCTTCAGGAACAGAAGACTCTTCAGGAACATACTTGTCGCTAGAAGCTGTAAAAGATCTTTCTCCAGAACCACCAGTAGATGCTTTGTTTATGATACAATTTGATAGAATATTTTTAATGTTATCGGTACCAGCAGTCAAGAAAGCGGGTAACGTAAAACCTATCTTGTTACCACTTTCGTTTATTGTATAATCAAATACAGTAAAACTCAATTCGTTATGGTCGATAATATTCAATGCGATGTTTTTAGAGTCTTGATCAATAAAACTAAAAAATTTGTTAAACATATTTTCTATTTTTTTCATATCAGGACTATATTTTCTTTCTGGTAACATATTAGTGTGAAAGATAGCCATTGACATCATATCTCTTTTTTTAATAAGATCTTCTATGTATACTGGGGCATTTTTGATAGCTTTGTCGATTTTTTCAACAGCCCCTTGCAATTCTGTTTTATTTAGTTCTGGTAACTCCTTTAAATTTAAACCCATCAACTTTTCTTTTAATTTTTGTGGAGTCAAAGATAAAATATTGTTACGTATACTGGTTGTAGAAGTTATTGTACCATCTTGTGAAACAACGTTTTCATAGTATGGTTTACTCATTATAATTATATAATCATTAGTATTAAAAAAAATATTATAATTAATTATAAATGAATCTTTTACCATATAAAAATCACATTTTGATATTAGCTGCAGTCGGATTAATTTTATCTTTAGTTTTTTATAAATATTATAAATCAAAAGAAAACATGCAATCGTCAATATCAGATTCAAAAAACACTACCGGTCTATCGGTAACAATGTTCTATTCTGATAATTGCGGAGCGTGTACTCATGCTAAACCAGAATGGGAAAAATTTAAAGAAATGACACAAGGTAAAGTAAATCACATCGAAATCAGAGCGGAGTCAGATCAAGGAAATGAATTATGTAAAGAAAATAAAATTAGGTTCTTTCCAACTGTTCGTGTGTACCGTAATGATAAAGAAGGAACTTTTCTAGGAGAATATTCTAATGGAGACAGTGCATTAACTGCTGAATCGTTACATAAATTTGTTGCGAGCTTTATCTAAATTTAACAAAGTTATTTTTTAGATATATTTTCACTTATTTTTATTATTTGATCAAATTTTTCTAAATGATTAAATGATTGTCTTGGAACATCTCCAAAACCATACATTATTCCATAGAGAGAACCTGCAATACACCCAGTCGTATCAGTATCTCCAGCATGCAACATAGCATAAAAAACTAATTTTTCCCATTTACCATCAGAATCTAAAAGACAGTCATATGCAATAATAACAGAGTCGTCACCACTACCTCCTGGAAAGATAGTTTCTTTGAACCCAAAGTTTTCATAATAATAATTAGATCGGTAAACTAAATTTTTACTGGCTCTTCTTTTAATAACTTTTTTGTTTTTGTCGAATTTATCGTCAATGTATTTTTTCCATTTAGCAAAGAAAGAATGATGATATAATTCAAAATTCTTTTCTCCTCTTCCACTACTTTTAATATATTTTAAAATAGTTTTATTATGATAAATATCCATTAATTTATAAGGCCATTCTGTAATAGGTACATCTTTATTAGCTAAGTGTGTAAAATATGCTGAAACAAAACCGCCTAAATATCCAGTAACATTATTATGAGTTAGTCGACTTGATTCAATCGAAAATTTAATAATATCTTCTTGATTATCGAAAAACAAACCAATGATTGGTGTACGCATTGATGCACCCGATCCTCCAGAATATTTATCATATGGCATTTCTTTCCAAGATGTTTGATCTATTAATAAATTAAAACTTTTGATAGTTGCATTTCCAGGACATCTAATTTTTGGATCTTTAAATTCTTTAGTATTGATCTCAAGGAATTTTTTAATAAGTAGTTTATTAAAACTATCTATGTTTTTACTTTCTTCTAGTAAACTTTCTGCAATAGCAAGATGTAGTAAAGTGTCATCAGATATTCTCCAATTCTTACCAGGTACATAATTAATACCACCTAGTTTAATAAAGTCATAAACTTTTTCCCAAACACTATTATGTATTTCTCCACGTATTCCAAATTCCCATTCTGAATTCTTAAAACCTATCGTATCTCCTAAAGCATGCAATAATAAACTAGCCATTATCTTTTTCTTTTTACTATTTTGTATTTTTGATAAATATGTTTTGTATCTGCTCATTAAGTTAGATCTTCGTATATAATGCTATAAAATTATATTTACTATGTTTATAAAAATTTAATGAATAATCAAATCGAATCTAGTAATAAGTCGTACTACGATATTTTAGAAATAACTAATAAAGCTAGTAGTAATGAAATCAAGAAAGCTTATCGTGAAGCTATAAGAAAATACCATCCAGACAAAACAACCGGAGATGTAAATTTATTTAAAGAAGTTAACAAAGCTTACAAAGTTTTGAGTAAACAAGAATCTAGACGTAATTATGATTTTAATCTTAAATTTACACTTCCTTCTCATAAAGCAAGTACACATTCTGATTTGAAAATGTTAGCAAAAAAATATTACCAAGATCTTGAAAACAATGAGCCAGAAGATTTAACTATTGAAGAAAGAACTAAAAGATTCAATGAAGTAATGAAATCTAAAGATAATTCTATAATGTCAAACATTGAAACACGCAAACTATCGGCAGATGAATTATCTAAAAAAGTAGATGATATTAGATATAGTAGAGAACATGATAATATTGAAAATAGTAAATTGATGGGAAGTAAAAAATTAACGCAAAAACAAATTAATGCATATTTTAATAATAAGTTTTCAAAAGAGTTAGTAGAATCAAAAAATAAAATTAAATATTATAACAATTCATTAACAGGTGATTATAGTTTTTTCAAAAACAATCAAGAAAAAAACACTTTCCAATCTGGGTTTTCGGAGAGTGCTAATCCACAATTCGACCATGTTCTTGCAAAAGATACTGTTTCAGAAAATCAAAAAATAGAAGAATTTTTAGCAAATTATGAAGATGAAGATGAGAAAGACTTAGAAGAAAAAGACTCAGAAGAAAAAGTTGTTAAATTAAAAAACGTTTTTGAAAAATATTTAGAAGAAAGAAGTGATATTTATAAAAATAAAGACGGTCATAAAAACATTGACATGGATGATATTAAAATAGAAAGGCCATTTGATTCCGAGTTTCACGATAGTTTGCAATATTAATATCAGATAATATAATAAAATGAATAAAAGAAAGACTAAAAAATCTAGTGACACATCATCAGACCAAATTAATATAAATAAATTAGTCTCAAGTAATTTTCCAACTAACTCATCTCAAGATATTAGTGTTATGTCTTTGTATAAGTCTTCACTCAATAATAATAAATCTAATAATTTGATTGGTAATGTACATCAATTAATTAAAGTGAGAGAAGAAAGGGACAACCGTCTTAAAAAAGAGATCCAAAAAATATTTGATAATTGCATGGATAGAATTCAAAAAGTAAATGAAAGTGGAATATTAGAAATTGTTATGACAATACCTAAATCTGTTTATGGTCATCCTAATTATGTTTCAGTTGATGCAATAAATTACATTGACCAAAAATTAAAAAGTGTTTATATGGATACAGAAATATTATCCGATAACGAAATATATGTTTCTTGGGATAATATTAAACAAAATATGGAAAATGTAGCTAAGACTAATTAATTACGTAGTCTGATAGTAAGCTTCACTATTAAATCTAATATAAAAATCAATACAATGCCAAATAATACAATCATTAAAATTTCTTCAATATTTGTTGATTGGTATGATTTTTTTACTTTTTCAATAAAAGAAATACCACTATCACTAGATGTTTCTTTACTATTTTTAGTTATATTTTTATGCATATTTTTACTATTAGTATTATTTATTTTCATATTGATAAATAATTTACAAGATTCACATTTATTGACATGGTCAAAAACTTCTTTTTTATAATTATCAAAAAAGATAGAATCAGAAGACATGCTTCCATTATTTTCTTTAACCGCTTTCATAAATTCTTTGATATAGTATTTATGCGATTTTTCTTTGTTATCATTGTTATCGTTGTTGTCATTGTTATCATTGTTATCATTGTTATCATAAATAGATAAATTAGATATTCCATCTGCCATACTAATACTGTCCATCATGCTGATATCGTTTAATTTTATATTTTCTATTTCTTTATAGGAATCTTTATTACTTTTACTAGAATCATTACTTGAATCATTATCTGAAATATCTTCTATGTTTTGGAAATTACTTTGAGCGTCAAAATAAGGTAAATGGTTGAATTTTTTACTTTTAATTGTTTCCTTCCTACCAAATTCATTATATGCTTCATCTAAAGAACAAAAGTTAGACATTTTTATTTAGAGTTTATATAATTATCGCGAGGAAATTAGCATATATAAATAGGTGATTAATAATATATTATACTATTTAGCAATGGACAACTCTAATCAAATCCCTCTTAAACCTGCTGAATTTTTGAAAAAAATGGATGATCCAAATGATGAAATTAATAAATTTTCTACTGCGGATTCAGATATGATGATGGATTTTCTTGTTGATAAAGTTAAAATAAAACAGGGAGATGACTATGTTGATTATAAATCAAATCCTAGCAAATACTTGTCAGAAAATAGCTCAGATAATAATAAACATGAAAAAAAGGAAAATAGTAGTAATTTTTCTAAAAAGGATTCTAACTCAAATGATTCTATTTTTGATGTTAGTAAAATGATTGCTTCTATGAAAGAACAAACTAATAAAGAAAGATCTAATAAAGAAAGGTCTAATAAAGAAAGGTCTAGTAAAGAAAGATCTGATAAAGAAAGATCTGATAAAGAAAGATCTAGTAAAGAAAGATCTCATCGTGAAGCGTCTGATGTAGAATCATCTGATTATTCGCGATCAGATAAAGAAAAAAGTAGATCTAGTAATACACAAAATAGATACACTAGTTATCAAAAAGATTTTTCTGATAAAAAGCAATATTCCGATAGTGATGATTATGATGATTATGAAGGTTTTGATTCAGAAGAAGATTTGCGATATGCTAAAATGAAAATGTTACAAAACTTAGTTGATTTGGCTAAAAAAAATATTCCATTAGGAAAAAACTACACATTGAACAGTAGTTATAAATCTATGAAAACTGAATACGAGTTTCATAGAAGTGCACGCGATAAAGTAAACGGAGTCTGTATGCTTGGTAAAATGTTAAAGTTATCATGTTCTACTTTAGACTATTTAAATGGAGCATATGATCCATTTGGTCTTAACTTAAAAGGACTGGGGGAATCAGTTGAAAACAATATCAGTAGTTATGACGATGTCTTATCTGAATTATATGATAAATATGGAAAAACAACTGGTACAATGGCTCCAGAAATTAAATTATTATTAATGCTCGGTAGTGGTATTGTAACTGTTCATATGGCTAATACTAGTTTAGCAAATATGAAAGTAGATAGTGATCAAGATATTTTAAAAAGATATCCAAAACCGCCACAAGATAGAGTCAATCAAATGCATATGAAAGCAGCTGAAACAGCAAATGGCAAAATAGCAGAACTAAGAAGTCAAGAAGAAGCTTTTATGAGAGATCAAGAAATGCTTAATAAAAGAAGGCGCGAAATAAATAATTTAAAAAATGAATTATCAAATATGCAATCTGAAAGTCAGTCTCATACGGGACAACAGTCAATCAGTCCACCTAATATACCAGTTAGTTTCAGACAAAGAGCCAGTGATTTAGCAAGTCACAATTCTTCTAAAATTGGAAAAAATAAAAATAATGTTAAAAAAGTAAATATTGTCTAAAAATAACTTAAACAAATAACAATAATAAATATTAAAAACAAATATTACAAATCAGAAAAATAATGAATCAAAAAAAGCAAACACCAAAACAAGTAAAAACAAACAAACCAAGAAAAAGAGGACGTCCAAGAAAAAACAAAGCAGTTGATCCTCCAATGATCAAACCAATTAATGCACAAGAATTAATTAGAAGAGAGCTAGTGGTAAAAATCCCTCTTTCATCTAAAGATATTGAAGAAAAAACAATTCAAGAAAAAGACAAATCTGGTTTAAAATCTTCTGAAAGTAGTATCGGAATTACAATAACAGGAAACTCAGAAGATTCTTCTGAAGATGAATATCATTTCTTAGAAAATTCTGATAATAAAAGTTTAATTGTTGAGCATTTGAAAAAGAAAGATGATATAATCAATTCTTTAAAAAAAGATTTATCGAAAATGAAATCATTGGTATTGCAAAATATTGGAGATATTGATAAAGTAGTTCCATTGCAATCTCACATAGTACATATTGATGGAAGTAAATCTATTATTGAGAAAAACTGCGATCTGGTTTGTCATCATTGCACTTACGCATTTGACAATGATCCTTTTTTTATCCCTAGTAAATATGCTAAAAGTACCAAAACATATCATGTGTTTGGTAACTTCTGTTCTTTCAACTGTGCTTCTAAATATAATATTGATATGAAAGATTTTCAAGTCTGGGAACGTAACACATTATTAGAAAAATTACACAGAGAAACTTTAAGAAAATCTAAAATAGATTTTTATCCTTTGATAGAAGCTCCACCAAGAGAACTGCTCATTAAATTTGGAGGTCATATGGATATTAATAAATTTAGACAAGCAGGAAATGCTAATACTAAAACATACAAATTGGTTTTTCCACCAATTGCTATTACTCCACATTATGTCAGAGAATATTATAACAATTCTTCTTTAATTGAAGAAATGAATAAGCTTGGAGAAAAAGATTTAATGTTTAAAAGAGCCAAACCTTTACCAGATCATAATAACTCATTAATGAAGATATTAAAAAATAGCAACTAAACAAATAAACAAATAAACAAATAAACAAATAAACAAAATAATAATTATTATTAATTATTATTTTTATTAAATTTTTATAACAAACTAACTCATGGAGTATTCATTATAGTTGATACTTCTCTAGTATCATAGTTTTTATACATATAGTAATATCCTTGTAAAAAAGCATCACATAAATCATCTTTCTTTTTATAACTGCTTAAATGTTCTTTCCATTTTTGTTCTGTACTTAATAAAATATTAGTATATTCAATACCTAACTTCTTAGTTAATTTATATTTAGTTGCACCTTTACTTGACTTGACAATTGCTAATGTTTTGTTTTGATCAACTCTTAATTTATTAGTTGGTGAAATAAACTTGACTTCTTTAATTGTACTTTTTGTAATTTCTTTTTCAGTGACACCTTTCATAATGAAATATCCAAACAATACAGCTCCAACTGTTTTCATAGCTGGGTTAATATTAGTAGGTTGACTTTCAATCAATACTTGATCAACTTGTAAAATATTTGGTAATGTATTTAATTTTTTGTACATATTTCCAGCTATCAAACTCAACTTTTCTCTCATAGAACTTTTCTTTGTAACTATATTCACTTGATATTCTTTTTCTTTCAATGAAATTATTTTATCTTTGTGTTTTTCACAATAACTATTATCTTTTATTTTGTAAGTTGCATATTTTCCACATGTATTTTTTTTAGTTTCATAACAACACAAATAATTATTTATTTTAGTATTATTATCTTTAGTAACTTTCTTAATATGTATATGACAATATTTTTTACCACCACATTGGTTTCTGACTGTTTTAATACATTGATTTCCATTCGACAAATCATAATCACACATATCTTGAAATACTATTTTAGTAGTTTTTTTCAAAAGTCTTTTCTTTGCTTTTTCAAGTATTGTGTCGTGGTTAACTTTATGGTTACCACAATAATAAATCTTTTTTTTCTTTTTGTTAATACCAACAAATCTTGCTTTCTTATTACATACTTTTACTTTAGCATTTTTTTTTCGAGTGAGTAAATTTTGAGTACATTTATAATCTTTCTCTTCTAATAAATTAATACTATCCCATTCTTTAATTTTATATTCTTGATCAGTTTTTTCTAGAATACAATAAGCTAAATTTTTAATACCAACATCCCAAGATATTACTTTCATTTTTGATATTAAATAATACTTTTATTTTTTTATATTAATAGCTTCGAATATAATTTTTTACTCAATATCACTGTTATTACTGTTATCACTGTTATTACTGTTATCACTGTTATTACTGTTATCACTGACACTAAAGTCATCATCAATACCATTACTACTATCATCAATACCGTTACTACTATCATCAATACCGTTACTACTATCATCAATACCATTATCATCATTATCATCATCAATACCATTATCATCATCAATACCATTATCCGATTCTTCATCTTCTAAATAAGAAGCTTCACTAGTAACATGTCCTTTAAACGAAGTAATAAAGTTATTTGGTGTCGGTGATTTAGAATAATTACCTATTCTCATAAAACTAATTGCTTCAGACATTTTGTTTTTTTTAACATTTCCTCCCATTTGCTTTTCTTGTTGGGGAGCCATTTTAAGTTCAGTATATTTAAAATTATATTTCCGATCCAAATCAATTATTTGTTGATGTAATGAAATAGTTCTTTGTTCTAAACTTTTTTTATCTTTCTTTGGACTAGCCCCTCCTTTCATTTGAAAATCAATATGAGGTATATTAACATCTGTTAGAACTTGATTATTGTTTTGGTTGTACTTATTTTGAGACGAAATCATTTAATATTATTTCTATATCAATATCTCTTAAAAAAATTGATAATAACACTAAATATCTTCTTGATTATTGATAAGATATTATAAAAAATGAACAAAAATAAAATTATCTATCATTACAATAACAAAAAATATTCTTTAGACAAAAAGTTCAAAGTAATCGCCGATTCAGAAGACCAACTTCCAGATGATTTAAAAATATCTACAATAACAGTACTTATTAAAACAAACACCATATTTAATAGTGCTAAAATAGGATTATATCTACCAATCGATACTGATATAATTGGAACAACTTGCAGAGTAAATGGTGATGTAATTACAAGAAGTAGTCTTAAAAAACCAAAAGAAAAGAATAGTTTTTATAATCAAGTGACTATTAAACTAAAAATACCTTCTAAAGACAAACCAATAAATGTTAAACTATTCAAAAAATCATCAATTCAAATAACTGGATGTGTTGCAGTCAAAAACATTATTGACATATTCGAAATACTAAAAAATAAATTGTCAAAAGAAATTTACATTTTAAAAAATAATAATTTTCAACAAATAATTTTTGCATTTGATATTGAAAAAATGGATATTGAAAAAATAGATGATATAAAATGTGGAATGATCAATTCTAATTTCTATCTTGGGTTGAGAATAGACAGACATAGATTATATCATAAAATGCATGATAATAAATTAAATGTAACATTTGAACAAACAATTCATCCATCTGTTAAAATAAGATATCAATATAGTCCTAAAAGGGAAATCACTATTATGGTTTTTGAAACAGGGTCAGTTATTATTACAGGTGGTAAAACAAAAGATGAGATTATCAAATCATATGAATTTATTATCAATTTCATTTACGAAAATTATAATGATATATTTAAAATAAACATGGTGAAGATTATTGATGATTGTACTTTAGGAAAAATAGATCTTTCAAAATATTAGATCCAATCTATTTCATACTTTCAGTGTCACTAACATGAACCACATTATTAATATATGGATTTCCTTGTAAATTGTTAATAATATTTTCGTTAATCATATCATTATGATTAGGGAATATATTTGCATGTCTGCTTATTTTAGAAGGTAATGCTTTGTATGTATTTTCTTGATGCAAGTCTCCATATATATCTCTGTTGGTTTGAATAGGATCTTTCAAATGATATGATGTGTGACCATAAGTTGGTATTTTTGTATAGTTCGATGGTGTTGGAGCACCTCCATCTCTAACAATAGTTAATAAATCTTTACCAACATTGACTCTACCATTATAAGCATCATCTCTTGTTCTTTGTTTATCAGTATCTTGTCTGTTAGCAGGGTTAAGATAAGTTTTGTTTTGTGTAGTCTGTTTCAAAGTAGTTTTAGCTTGAGTATTATCTTGATCTGTTTTATAAGCTCCTCGAGTTGCTTCGTGTTGCTTACTTGGATTGAGATAAGTTTTGTTTTGTGTAGTCTGTTTCAAAGTAGTTTTAACTTGAGTATTATTTTGGTCTGTTTTATAAGCTCCTCGAGTTGCGTCATGTTGCTTACTTGGGTTAAGATAAGTTTTGTTTTGTGTTAGTTGTCTTAATGTGGTAGCTGGTTTTAAGTTAGCTCTATTATATCCTTGAGATTTATTACCTTCATGTAAGTTACTTGGAGCAAGATAAGTTTTATCTTGCGTTAGCTGTCTTAACGTAGTAGCAGGTTTCAAGTTAGCTCTATTATATCCCTGTGATTTATTACCTTCATGTAAGTTACTTGGATTAAGATAAGTTTTATCTTGTGTCAACTGTCTCATAGTAGTAGCTGGTTTTAAGTTAGCTCTATTATATCCCTGTGATTTATTACCTTCATGCAAGTTACTTGGAGCAAGATAAGTTTTATCTTGTGTTAGTTGTCTTAACGTAGTAGCAGGTTTCAAGTTAGCTCTATTATATCCCTGTGATTTATTACCTTCATGCAAGTTACTTGGAGCAAGATAAGTTTTATCTTGTGTTAGTTGTCTCATAGTAGTAGCAGGTTTCAAGTTATTTCTATTATAACCTTGAGATTTATTACCTTCATGTAAGTTACTTGGATTAAGATATGTTTTGTCTTGTGTCAACTGTCTCATAGTAGTAGCTGGTTTTAAGTTAGCTCTATTATAACCCTGTGATTTATTACCTTCGTGTAAGTTACTTGGAGCAAGATAAGTTTTATCTTGTGTTAGTTGTCTCATAGTAGTAGCAGGTTTTAAGTTAGCTCTATTATAACCCTGTGATTTATTACCTTCGTGTAAGTTACTGGGAGCGAGATAAGTTTTATCTTGTGTCAACTGTCTCATAGTAGCATTGGGAACTAAATTATTTCTATTATACCCCTGAGATTTATTACCTTCATGTAAGTTACCTGGGTTAATATAAGTTTTATCTTGTGTCAACTGTCTCATAGTAGCATTAGGAACTAGGTTATCTCTATTATAAGCTTGAGTTTTATTACCTTCGTGATAATTACCAGGATTAAGATAAACATTATCACCTGTCATCGACCTCATCGTTGGAGCAGCGTTATACGTATTTTGTGTTAATGATGTATTTTTTTGATGTGTATTAGTAATATTTCTAGTCGGATCATTAAAAGTAGCTATCTTTGTCTGAGCTCTATGTTTACCTTGCAATTGTCCAGGAGTGGGAAGATTATATTGTGATTTAGCATGATTATATGTCATACTTGATGTTTGTGAACGGTTAGTTGGTGGTGCATCATAATTTTTATAAACAGTGGGAGCTTTATGATAACCGATTGATTTTTGCAAGTCAGCAGTACTGTTTTCAAAAAATGTTTCTGGTAAGTTTTTTTTAAAACCAGCAACAACACCTCTCTTTTCACCTTTCATACCATAGTTAACATGTTTTGAATAAGATATTTTAGGATTATTCAAAGTTCTTAATTGATTTGTTGTTTTTGGCATGACACGATAGGTATCATGGAAACCTTGTTTAGAAACTTCATTATAATTTAATCCTAAACCTGGTGTAACACGTATTGGTTGAAATGGTTTTTCTCCTTGTCTTTCTTTTTTAGGAACATATCTAGAACGATATTGATCAGTAAAATTAGGCATTCCATATATATTAGTTAATCCTATCATTGGGTTAAATAAAGGTTTTTGTTCACTACGAGGTTTCCAATTAGCATTATTAATACTTCCTGTAAAAGTTTCTAGTTTTCTTTGTTTGAAATTATTTAATGATTTATTGATCGGTGAATTATATGCATTCCCTTTTCCGAACCCACGTTTGAAATGAGGGATCATGTTATTATGCATAAAATCTTTTTGATCTGTAATTTTATAGGTCATATCTTTGTCTTTTTCAAACATAGAATATTTACCTGCTAAAGCTAAATTCCTTTCGTCTTCAATATTTTTAACTAGCGCATCATTACCTTGATATCGTCTAGCATTATTTGCCGAGACAGGTGTTGACGGGTTATCAAATTTTAAAGTATCAAATTGGTGATGGAAAGTACTTCGCTTAGTGTCATTTCTTAATTTATCTTTTTTAATATTTTGACCGGTGTCTTCTTTGAATGAAGCACACTTTTTAAAAAAATTCATAGGATCGTCAATTAAATTATTTTGAGAATCTTGAGAACACGAGTCATCTTGACTACTGTCAGAAAATACAGAATCGTTATCTTGCATAATAAAATATATTATATATCTTATCAACAATTTTAAAATGAAACAAATAAAACTTTTCTATTGTAACTTAAAATAAAAGTATTTCTATTTTGAATTAAACCTTTCTGGTATCCAAGTATTTAATATAGGATCTTTTGCTAAATCATATATTTTTGAACGTTGTTTTATTCTGTTGTTTTTATATTTATGAAAATTTCTTGTGTCGTAAATATTATTTCCATAAATATTTCTACTTTTGTTGTAATTTTGTAAATTATTTTTGTTTAGTTTTTTTATTTTAGAAGCAATAAAAAAACCTATTATTATTAAAATAATAAACAACTCCATATATAATTATTAATTATTTATTTGCATTGTTTAGGCCAAGTACTTTTTTGTTGATAAGTATGTGGAATTTGCTCTTGATGGTTATCACGACCTTGTAATCTTGTGTTTTGTGCAAAATTATAGAAGATTGGTAATTGAGCTGGTGAATTAAGATTATAAAATCTATTAACTGTAACACCTCTGTAATTTTGTGGAGGGTCGATTAAACTTGTCGCCATTGGATCCATCCAGTTATTACATTGAGGAACATGACGTGTTCTATAATGTAATGGGTTAATTGGATTTGATTCCCCTTTTCTAGTTTTAGAAGCCCTGTAATTTCTATTAGTTAAGATTGATTCTAGATCAGTTAACTGTTGAGCTGGAGCTATTTTATCATTAAGATTAGCAAATTTACTAACACCATATGAATTAGGTCCTTGAGATGTTCTTGGTCCTAATGTTGACAAACAACCATTACAGTTATTTTTACTTTCAGTGTTGAGTCTATATAGTAATGGAGATGTTGATTCTTCCATTTTTTCTTTTAAATAATCTCTGTCATAACTAAGACGTGTTGATTGACCAATATTGAGTCCTTGATTAGATGTAAATTGACGGAACATTTTTATAATATTATCTATATTTTTTATTTTTTTTGTTTATTGTTATAACATCTTAGATTTGGTTTTGGGAAAGGTTTAGTTAAGACTTTTGGAACATTATTGTAAATGAAAGGACATGTGTGAGGATGAGGTATAACTGGATTGGATCTATCAAATGTAGAAATACACATTTTATTTTTCTTGCAATTAGGATGATATTTAAATTGATTACACTTTGACTTTGGTCTTCCTTGATTTCTTAGTTCTGATTCAATATCGACTAAAACTGTATCTTGTTTTGTATAAAACTTATCAAAATAGCATTTATTACAGTTTTCATGATTACCGAAATACATTCTGTAATGCCCTAAGTTTCTTAAATCTCTAGCTTGTTGCTCTTGAGCACATTGATCATAAGTTAGTTTATCACTTGATCCAATATTAGTTGACATTTTTAATTATATATTATAATGATATTTTAATATGATATTTTTTAATATGATTATAGTATTTTAGTATATATCTCTGGTAATACTCTGTGCATTTTTACCAGATGTTTTATTGTTAAGTCTTGTAGAAACACCTCCGCGCTTCCATGGCTCTACTGTATTGCTCGGGTTGAAAATATCTGGATCTAGATATTGAAAATAATGCTCAGCAGGATTTCTATAACCATATGATTTTTTAGTTGTTTGTGGCATGCTTCTTATTTTATAAATATCTTCATTTTGTGTAATAAAGTTTCCTCCATAATTATCATCTTCCATATGAAAAGGGTTAGTTGTCTTTCTCTCAAAATATTTATTATCTGAAATATCTACTGGATCGATAAAAGGATCTGCACGAGGGGCAAACTTAGTAGTTTCTTTATCAAAATGACTTTTGTTGAAATTATTTTTATCAGGATATTGTTTATTAACCTCATCTTTAATTTTCTTTTTTAATCTACGACATTCCAAATCATTAGCTAAATAATTATTTGTTTTATGATCTCTATTTCTTGATTTTCTGTATTTATAACTGAGTGATTTATTTTCATAATCATGAATATTTTTTTTACCTATTAAATATTGTTTTAATTTTTTTTTATCTGTTCTAGATATTTGAAATGTTTGTTCTAAAGAAACATCAGTTCTAATATTATTATTTTTGTAATATTTTTTTTTAATTAAATATTCTCTTAGCCTAGGTTCTAACATAATACCATTGTTACATTTAACTGGGTCATTGACTAAATCTAGTTTTTGACTGTTTCTATTATATTGTGTGAAATTCATGATAAATACTTTATATTAGTTAACTATATAAAACTAAAATAAATTATGAGCTCATCTGGAAAAACTCCGGAAGAATTAGCATCTGAGATATTTAATATATCTCCGGAAACAATACCTGATAATTCATATAATATTCAAGAATTAAAAGATGGATATAATACATTGTCAAAAGATGACACTTGGTATTTATTTGAAGTATTACTTAGTTTCACCATGTCTGGATTTGCAATTCATGTTCCCAATTTAAAAAAGATTAATTATCAAAAATTACAACCAGAACATTTGTTACATCTAAACACTTGGATTCACAAGATTCAATGGCATTTAAATGTTGTTTCATATCCAATATCAAAATTAAAAACTTATCAATTATCTAATTATTATTGTAAGATAATATTGAATGATCAAAATTATAATAAATTTTTTGAAGACAATTACATTTATCAAGATTATCATTTCTTAATTAATTCAAAAAATAAATCTTTTGAAAAAACAGAAAAAATATTTCAACAAAGAAAGATTGAGAACATTTATGGAGTATTCATTGCAGGAAATAAAGTTTTCAAAATATACTTTTCTCCTTTTTTTAAAAATTAATAATAGATATAATGAATCAGTTAGATTTTGTGCTTGATTTTACCGATCTAGAAACATCAAAAAAAGTAAATACAATTAGTGATCTATCTAAAAAATCTTTTCCAAATCAAGAGATTGCTATTCTAGAAAGAAAATACCAGCAAACTATTTCACAGATAGATGAAATATCATACTATCAATCAATTGTTGACCCACTTTATCTTAATTACATGGGACATTTAAGTGGAAAAAAAGCAGCTATTGAATACAAAATAGATTCTGTTGCTAGATATATTTTTTATCGATTAGATTCTTTAAAAATATATCAATTGATATGGCATCATCAATTATTTAATAAATCTAGCAAAGTTTCAATTGTTACAGATGATATTTTATTAGTAGAACCAATTTGTTTTTATGAAGTTTATACTTTACTAGGAGAAAAATCAAAACATATTGAATTGTATCTCAATAAATCAATTGGCGATATTGAAAAAAAACATCTTAAAATGTTTTCAGGATATGTAAAAAATATTACTAATTTTAATAAAACATTTCAAGATGTTGCATTAAATCAAGATCTAATCGTAGTAGATTGCGATGATAAAAATGAAGAGATTCAAAAAATAAATTTTTTAGTAGGTAGATTAAAAAGTAAAGGAAGTATGCTTATAAGAATTGGTAATATAAAAGATGCAAAACTTTTTAACCAAATAGGAAAATTACGATCACAATTTAATAAAGTAGAAATCCACAAATCGATTTTATTTGATGCTATGTTTATTTTATTAAGAGAGAAACAGGTTTCTAAAGAATTTACAATTGATTTTAATTTAGCATATCATACATATTATAAAATATTCGAGAGTATTTATTTAGAAAAAATGATGCAAATCATACATATTCAAGAATTGATATTAAACCCATCAAAAATAGAATCAGCAATTGCCGAAAATCGTAATTATACATGGTCGTATCTTAAAAAAATTAATATCAAGACAATTGAATGGGATGATAAAAGAGAACGTAGTCTTTGCAAAGATTACATCACTAGAATTAGAAATGTACTTTATTTAAATGATAGTCCTGTTATTTACAATTTAAATACTGACATGGATTATACTAAACAGCCTATCATAGGATCATTTGAAGATGTTTTATACCCAACACCAGGTCAGTTAAAACAAATATTAAGTATTAATGAAAGTTATTATCAATACACAGAAAAAGTTAACGATATCAATACTAAAAATAATAATCTGAAAATTGTTGTCAATTATCATCAAAAAAAATTACAACATTTATTACACAAAGTTTATAATTTTAGTATTAATGGCAAGAATGTTAGTAGAGCTTGGGTAAAAATGTATGAACTATGTAGTCGTACTAATTACTTTGATAATTTAATTGAAGATACTAAAAATAAAAAGTCATCTGAAATTAGAGGTTTTCATGTATGTGAAGCACCAGGTAATTTTATCAATAGCATTTCTTGTTTTCTAGAAAGGAGACAATATAAATATAAATGGAATGCTCAATCATTACGTATGGGAGATATATTTGATGAATATGGATTTATTAAAAAAACAGAAGATCAATGGGACTTTGGTCCAAGTAGAACAGGTAATATTACTTCACATGAAAATCTTAAATACTATTATCAAAAATACAAAGGAATTGATAGTATGATTGGTGATTGTGGAGGTAATGAATGGAATAGCGATCTAGATGAGTGTAAAAACTTAGCTTCTTATCAAATGATATATAGTTTACTTTTACCTAGAATTGGGGGTAATTTCATTATTAAAACATATGCTGTTAATTTTAATTTGCAATTTTTATCATTGTTAGTACTTGCAGGATATAAATATGAAAAATTACTACTTTTTAAATCAAGTCGTAATAGTTGGTCAGGTGAAATATATATTATTGGAATTAATAAAAAAGAACTTACTCAAAAAGAAATAGATTCTTTATTCAAATTGAGTAAAGATAATGATAGTGGAAAATTTAATTCAATTGTTAAAAATATTCCTACTGATTTTTCAGCTAGATATGAATATATTATTTACGGTATTATGAAAAAATCAATTGACATATCAAAATACTTTCATTACTACAGAATTACTGAAAGCTTGCAAAATAATAAAAAAGAAAGAAACAATCTTATTAAATATATTGATCGCAAGAATATGTTGTGGTTGTCAAAGAATCTTCCAGAATTAGAAAATACACAGAGCAAATACAGAGACTTAATATATGGATATGCAAACACAAACACAAACACAAAAAAAAAGTAAATCTATTGCCTACTTTAATTTTTTAAACTGATGTGAGAAGAATTTCTAACACGTCTCATATCTTGATACTTAAGACATCTTTCTTGATCTTGTTTACATGATGCAGGTACATTATATAACCATCTTGCAAATTCAATTTGTTTATTAGGAACACTGGTATTGGGAGTTGTGTAAAATATACGTTCAGCGTTTTTCTTTTCCCATACATCACCCACGTCTCTAAATAAATTCTTCTCAAAATTTACTTCAATGTCTTTTTTGATATCTTCATCGTCAGCATTGCACGCTTGCGGTACATTTTCTTTGTTAAGGTCAAACTTATTTAAATTCATAAAAGGATTATCATAAGTTGGTTTTCGACAAGTATCATCTTGGTATTGCTCGATCTGTTCTTGTGTATATTCATTATCTGGCTCTTTGAATATTTTTAATTTTTTCTGAGATGATTTTGGATCTTGATTGTCTATTACAAATATTAACATACTCAATGCAATTAAAACTAATGAAATATAAATCCATTTAGTATCTAATGATAACGCTAATACTATCAATGCGTGATAAATAGCAAGACGTGTAATTGAATTAAGTTGTTGATTTCTAGAATAACTTTTTTTTGGAACTATCTTCAGATAATCTGTCTTATTGAATAATGCACTCAAATCAGACAACCAAAACTTTACTTTATTATGATTCCCTTCCTTCATTTCTATATTATGTGTAATTAACTATTTTCTTTTTTTTCTCTTTGTATTATTAAGAGCAATGTGAATATTCTTCATGTATTTAAGTTTTTGCAGTTCTTGGTTATTGCTATGTAAATTCCAATCATGTAATTTTTTTATTTTATCTATCTTTTCTTCTCTAGATAAAACTGGCTTTTTACTTGTTTCAATATTATTGACAAAAGCTTTTTGTAAATTGTTAGAATAAAAATCTAATTCTTTTTGCAATTCTTCTAATGAATTATTGATTGATAAATTTTTTTTTGTTTCAATACCATATTCTTTGAAACCATTAATCTTTTTTATAATTTCTTGTTTTTTTTCTAAATCATCTGAAACAAAAGCGTTTAAGTTTTCTTTCAGATATTTAATTTGAGATATCAATAATTCTTTTTCTTCAACTCCACCTCCAGTAAAAGAGTAAAGCATTTTAGTTTGATAATAAAACTTGAAAGTTGGAGTTGATTCAATATCAATAATATGTTGTTTATTGGTAGATTTGTATTTATCAAAATTAATTATAATAAAATAAACATCTTTATTACTTTTTGACAATTCAACAAAATAAGGTTTAATAAAACTAGAAGGTTTACATTGAGTCATCTCAAACATTACCAGTATTAAATTATTTGTTTTAAATTTAATAATATCATTTAGTTGGTCTTCGTTGATTACTTGAAAAATATTATTTTTAGGATTGTTCATAATAAAATATATTTAGAACAATTGTTTTATTAATTTATAAGAAACTTACTTATTTCTTTTGAGCATTTAGATTATTCATCATATGATCTAATTTATCTTTACCAATTACAGAGTCCATTAACATTTGCATCATTGGTGTTTTTCTAGCATTAGTGAGAATTTTTTTAATAGCTTGAGGATTTATTTTTTTCCCTGAGTTTTTTTTAAAAATACCATCAAATGAAGCTTTTGCAATCTCTTCAATATCAATATCTTTATTAGTATCTACTTTAGAAAAGTTACTATAAACATCTCTAGCGATACTACTAAACATATCTTCTGTATCTTTATCTAAACTACCTCCAACCATTTCACGAAGAGCTTTATTGGTAGCATCTACTAATTCATCAACTGCACCTGGTTTTTTAAGTTGCTCCATTTGTGTTTTAAGATTGTTAATGTCGAATCCTAACATGCCTAAAGTACTCATCATTGTACTTAAATGAGATTTTTTTCCATCTTTAGAAGATTGGTCATTATCTGGTTGGTATGTTTTATTTTCAATTAAACTTTTGACACTGATTTCTGATTTATTAATTCCTTGATGTAAATTGTAAGATTTATTATTAGGATCTCCTTTAACAGTCAAGTCTATGATTTGAGAAGACATACTATATAATAATTTGATGTATATGAAGATTTTCTTTTTTTGTTTTAAGTTACAAGCATTATAACATTTTGAAATATCAATATCTGGTAAAACCATGACTGGTTCTTTCAAGAAACTATCATCGTTTCCTGTAATAAGTTTTTCAGATTTACAAAAAGTACTGTAATATTTAACAACCAGTAAATATATGTCTAATTTATCAAAATTTTGGTGTGTATCTTTAATTCTTTTATCAGGTTGACAACGATTTAATTCAGATAATAAATTCTTTAGTGTTTTTGAAAATTCAGTAATGTAAAAATCCATAATTCTATATTATTTAAAGCTATACATATCATCTATATATATAATTTTTTACAACAAACGATATCAGTAGAATGGGTTATATTAATATTGCAAATACAATAGATATTATTTTAAAAATATTTGGATTGAGAGGATGGATCAATGGAAATTATAATAAGTCTAATATTTTGAAACAGGTAATTATTGAAGTTGATGAAGAAGATAATGTTGACGAAAAATATGTTTACAAAAATGATTTTTTGTACAAAATCAGATTTATTGAAAAGCCAGCTAACTATATTTACTTTGTGATGATAATGTTTATTTTGATAGCAGATCCAATTTTCAATATAGTTATTAGTATATTGTATAATGATATTAGATATGTGTCAGGAAATATTTTTTCATTCTTGTATCTGATTCAATATATATTTGGTCTTAGCTATTTCTCATCGTTTCATTATAAACGTATCACTAAAAGAAATGAAAAATATCAAAAATTAATCTTAGCAGCAATAGTAATATTTTTAATATTAGCTTTCATATTATCTAGTTTAGTATTTGTATTACTCCCACTCAATATTAATATTGTTTCTTACTATCTTACATATAGTGCAATAACAAATGTTTACTTGAAAGTATTATTTTTGATAGGTATTTTCATATCTAAATTTATTTCATATAGTATTTTATTTATCAACATTGTTACATTTGCTTCGATATTTATTTTGCAAAGTCATGACATTAATAAATATTCTAATAAATTAGAAAAAATTATTAAATCAAATGGAAGTAAATTTAGCATAGAATCAATCACACGAGAATATACAGAGAAAAAAGAATACCATTCCTTATGTATTGAAAAGTTAAATTTACAATTTTCATCAATTACTATAGCAGGTGTTCTATCAGGATATTTTGCTGCTGTTAATGCAGCTAATGGTTTTACTGGAACTTATAATTATATCAATCTCGCATGTTTTTTACTTTCAGAAATACTTTATATTTATGCAATTACTAAAGTTAAAAATAACGTATCTAAAATTACTGACATAATAGGTTCTGAAAAATTTAATGATAAGTTTTTGAAAAGAACATATTTAGAATCTATTGAAATGGCTAACACAATGATCAGTGAAGTTTCAGAACAAGATAACAATAAAGATAGTTTGAAAAGAATTAAAGAAATTACTTTGAGAAATTTAATTCTCAGTGTAGAAAATGGAAGAGGGGTTGATTGGAATATCTTAACAACTAAATTAAAATATCAATGGAGTAATTTTACTATACTCGGTTTTGAAGTGGATGATTCAAAAAGAATTCAACAATGTATCGCGATCATAGGAGGATTTGTAATGGTATCGGGTTTAAAAACTAGATTTGGTTTTTGATTAAGATATATATAAAACTAATATAATATATAAATTTAATATAATATAATATTTTATTAAACAATGAGCCAAATTATCAGTGATTTCAATTCAACATTGTCAGATTTATTTGTTAATATTTCTAAGATCGTTCCAGATTCAATTATCGCCAATAATATTAATTTAATAAAAAGTATTCTATTAAAAAATGACGAAAAAAGTAAAAAAATTATTAAAGTCTTCATTAAAGAAGTTTATCCATACAGAAGTCATATCGATAATTTTGATGAAAAATATTTTTTAGATAAAAATTATGATGAAGAAATGAAAAGAATAAAGTCGCAAAAGGCAGAACTAAAAGGAACACAGTTTCAAGAAATGGATTTGAACTCTCAAATTTTTAAATTTAAAAATATCTGGGGAAAATTTAGTAAAAAAAACAAAAAATATGTCTTTCAATATTTACAAGTATTGTGTCAATTAGCGGATGGTTACATCGAAGAACTCAGAAAACAACAGTCATAAATATTTTAAGACTAGTTTATTTTTATTTTTTATTTATCATAGCATCTATATGTTTCTTGATATAGATCTCATTACATTTTTTATTATCATCGTTCCTTTGATTGGTGATTGATTGTATTAATTTTTTTTGTTCTGAATTATTTAATGGTTTCTTTTCAGGAATAGTGTAAATATAATTTTTTTCTTCCGACCCAATACCTACAAAAGATTGATTAAATGGTTTATCGATATCTTTATGAGCATAATTGTCAGATATATTACCCATTTCGTTAGGATTCCATTTAGATATATCATCTTCAGTTTCTTCTTCATTTGATGGACCCCATTTTTTAGTACTTCCAAAATTCTTTCTAGCATTTTTTATTTTTGAAACCCAGTGAAATGCATCATTTGCTACCAATGGTTTGTTGACATTATGTAAAATCATTGTTGGGACTTTAGTAATTTTACTTTTTAGTGCAAAATTTTTAGGATCGTCAATACAAAATTGTTGAAATGATCCTAGTAATTTTTCACGATATAATATATCCAATAGTTGGTTGCAATATTCACAATTACGGCTGTAAATTAATATATTTGACATGAACTTATTATAAAGTTATTTCTGATAAAAAATTGATATAATTAAACTAAAGATACTTAGAAACAATATCATAAATAATAAATATTAAACATAACAATATAAATAAAAATATAAAATGAATCAAAAAGAATTAGACATATCAGAGTTGAAAATTATTCCAGGTGGTATATTACAACAAAGAAAATTAGTGATTAGATTTACTGGAAGTGAAGTTAATCCAGTATTGGTAAATTGTTTTAGACGTATTAGTAAATTATATATACCTACATATGCTTTCTATAAAGATGCTATTGATATTACTAGTTTGAAATCTATTTTCAATAGAGATATGATTAGATTTAGATTTATGCAATTAACTCCACAAAATATTGATGTGCCAGTTCTATCATTAGAACAAAAGTATTATCAAAATGTCAAATGGGGAGATGTTAATAGAATCAAACATCCAAAAGATGATTTAGATATTAATATTCATTTGAGTTACAAAAATGAAAATAGAGAAGAAGAATATGTTAATGTAACAACTGATCATATGAAATTCTATTTAAATGGAAAAGAACAACCCAATCCATATAAAAACAATCCATGTTTACTAATTCAATTAAGACCGAAAGAAGAAATTATTTTATCTGCAAAAGCTGTTTTAGGTGTTGGATTAGGAACAGGTCCTAAAAAACTATTTGGAGAACTATGGTCGGCATCTGGTAATTCATATGCAAAAGTAAATTCATCTAATGATATTGAATTAACTATTGAGTCAAAAGGTCAGTTATCAGAATATGATATTTTACATAGATCTGCAAAAATCGCTTTGTTAAAATTAGATAATATTGAAAAAATTATTGACAAGAAATATCAAACTGAAAAATTTAAACAACAAAACAGAGTAGTTATTATTTTAGAAGATGAAGATGAATCGGTTTGCAATTTAATAAATCATTATTTACAAGAACAGGATGAAGTTACTATGTCTTCTTCAATTAGAATCAATCCAAATATATATTCAATCAAAATGAGTATATTGACTAAATCAGAGAGTCCTTTGAAAGTATTACAAATCGCTATTGATAAAACTAGAAATATTATTAAAAACATAGAAAAGATTTTTAAAAAATACAAATAAGTTAAAACATAGAAATAATAACATAGAAATAATTTTCAATTAATTATGATTAATTAATTAAAAATAAAAATAATAGTAATAATAACAAAATAACAAACCATACATAATTTACTTTACTTTTGTGTTCCGTAAATTAAATCAGTTAATATTTTAGTTTCAGATGATTTATTTAAAAACAACATTGTATCAGAATGTTTAGCAATTAATTCACGTCTTTCATATAAAATATTTTTTAGTGATATCAACGGAATCTCTTTCAGATAAGTATAAACATCATGAATATCAACTGATTGATTGATAAACATTTTTCTTTCATCTCCTTTTTTTATCTCTGGTTGATAATCATTGTTTTGTGTTTTGTTTATGTAAATCCCATGCAATTTGTATAGGATTTTTTTGTAAGTAGTATTTAACAAACTATACATTGGTTGGTTATTTTTTTGCCTGGTCATATGATACAAAGATAATATTTCACTAGCAATATTTTTGAAAGCAATATCAATAATAGAAATTTCTTTTTTGTAATGACTATTGAAATATTGCAAATATGATTTCAGTTCATTTTTTTGATACAATCCAAGATAAACTAAATAAGTATTACTTTGATTAGGTTTCATTTTAAATATTTCATCATATATTTTAGTTTGCAATTTTAAATTGACAAATGAAGATTGATTTACTTTTCCTTGATATGCTTTTATGTAAAAACCTTCTTCTGTTATTCTTTTGTATTTAGTAGAAACATGATTTAGTTTATTAGTAGCTGATAACATATGTTCTAAGTTATTAAAAAAGCATTGTTTCACTGGTTCAATAACATCAAATCCTAAACTATTTTTATACAATAATGGCACTTTATGAATTACTTCATCCATTGTATATTTTTTAGTTGTCATCATATGTATTAATTTTTTATATTCATCACCATATCTTTTATCATATCTAACTATGTTTTGATTTTCATGATGTATCAAAATAAAATGATAACAATTTTCTTTATCCAAATCATCAAACTTAAATTGAGTGTCTTTAATTATATCTTCAAACATTGATTTAAATGATTGTCCTTTTATCCATGGTTTAATATTAGCATCAAAACATCTTCTTGTTGAAATATTCCATTTATCATTATGATAATAAATTACTATCATCGTACCTTCATAAGATTTATAAACTGTAACTTTTTCCCAATCACAATCACGGAGATATTCAATGGTGTCATTATTTTTAATAATCTTATTTCCTTGACTTGCAATCACTTTATTATTTTCTGTATCAATAATTAAACTTTTTGACCAAAAGATTGGATCTGACAAATCAGTAAGACTAACATCAGATTGATTTTTTTGTTCATCTGATGGTATTTGGTAATATAACATAGCTACTTTTTCATTTTTTATTTCCTTGAATTTCAAAGAAATGTCTTTTCTCTTCTTGTTGTATTCATCGATAGATTTTTTAGTAATATTATTTTTGAAATAATTTAGTGGTGTCAAATAATTATAGGTCAAGTTGGATGATTGCATATTTAGATTTTTTATAGATAATAAACAGTAGGATATTAACTTTATATTTTTTAATTCAATTTTATTTGATATTTATGATATATGTTTTTAGTGTTATATAATATAACATTCAAAGTCAAAATATTAAAATCTCATGTACGTAAATAAAATTGATAAGTTTGTCAATGAAATTTGTGAAAATCTTTTCACAAACACATTAAATCCAAAAACTAATAAAAAAAGTATTTTTAGTGAAATACTAGGTGAAGCAAATTTAGTAAAACATCAATCTTCGATCAATAAAATATTTGATATGTTTTCAGTAGTAGTAGATAAAAAAAGTATCTTAAATATAACTAACAAACCAGAAAATATTATTTTTCTGAAAGATTTATCTAATAAATATTTAGCATATTATGTTTTCTTAGTTATTGGATATTTTTACAAAAACAAACATAATGTATTTATATCTAACTTGATAGAATTCTCTAACAATCAATCAAATTACAATCATAAAATACCTAGTTTTTTCAACAGTGAATCTAATGGATTTATTATCAAACAGAAAGAATTAATTGATGGAGTTGTCGAATTAGTTAATATGGATCCATTAAAATTAAAAAAGGTATCACAAGATCCTAAATATATACAAGCTAAGAATTTTTTGAATGGGCTTGGTAAAAGTTTTGTTTTAGAAAATTTTTATTTGAATAATTTAGGTAGAGATCGATACACTCAATGTCACAACATTGTTAAAACAGTTATTTTTAAAGAGCTGTATTTGAAAAAAGATAAAGTAGATGTACTTGAATTGTTAAATGACGTTGACAAAGAAAAAAGTGAGTTCAGATATATTGAAGTAGTTGTCTCAAATAAATTACAAATTACAATTAGTTTTTTAGAAAAAATATTGCCAGATAAATTCAAACATACTGCTCCAATATTAAGAAGTTTTTTAACACAGAAAAAATTTGATTTGATGACACCAGAAGAAAAAATACTGGAACTGATTAACCACAAAATAATTGTTCCAATTGTGCAAGATTTTATGTTAATTCATAAAGATAGTGAAAGATACAAAGTGTCATTAACTGATAAAAAAGACACTAAAATAAAATATATTGTTGGTAAAATTAATTCAGTAGAATATTATTATTCATCAACCATAACACCTAACAAAAAGAAAAACATCGAAGATCTTTTTGTTAGTACTTTATCAAACAGAAGAGCAGTTGCCGTTAATAATTTCGAAGATTCAAAAATCATTGAAAAATTCAAGAAGAATAAAAATATAAAAGACGAAACAAAAACATTGTACACACAATTAATAGATTATAAAAGAAAAGCATATCATAATTTCAATGATATCAAAGGTGATGGTTTTTCAATTCAGTTAACTAAAACAGTTGATCTTGTTAGAGATGTTCAAATAAAAGATTATTTTGAAAACAAAACTAGTAGATTAATCGAAGTTAGATCTGGTTCTGAAGACGAAGTTATTAATGTGGTTGGATTTTTAATACCAGCTACATTTACTGCTTTGAATTGTCAATACACGAGTGATTTAGAAATGTTATCTGAATTATCAAAACAAGACAATAATATTATAAGAGGAGTTGATTTATTTAATTCTTATCAGATCCAAAAAAAACCATCTACAAAATCAGCAGTTTGGTTTTTCGACAACAAACAAGATGTTGTCACTACTAAAAATAACATAGAATCATATGAAAATATTTCAAATAACAAGATGACAAAATTAATAGCAACTGATTTTTATGATAGAGTACTTAATCTAATAATGAAAGATATGGTAGATTACATTTCAAAGCAATGTAAAAATAAAAATCTGAATATTGATGAACTAAATACTTTGTTGAATAATCATTGCAACAAGTATTTACCTATTGATAAAAGTGGAAGCTTTTATCAAAAGATATTGCGTAAGATAAAATCGTATGCTATTGAAAATAAAAAAAATGCTGATATAACTAATATTCATAATAAAACATTGTATGGTTTTGATAAAAATGCAATTAAACTACCAGTTGCTCCAGATAGAGAAAAAGATAAGTTCTTAGTTATCAATTATAAAAATGTAATTGATCAATTTAAACCAATCCCAGATGTAATATTAATGGGTGGTATTTGTCAACACACAATTGATTGGGAAAATTTATCTAGAGTACAACGTGGTAATGCAGATACTTATGATAACGATGTCTACTTATTTGTTTCTA